AAACACCAATTAAAAATTTTAAAAGAAGAAGTAGATAATTACAAACAAGCCTACGGCCTGGTGGATTTTACAGACATGATTGAAAGATTTAATGTGGCGGAATTGTGTCCGAAATATGACGTAATATTCATTGATGAAGCACAGGATTTATCGCCAATTCAGTGGAAAATGTACGATATACTGAAGAAAAACTCTAAACATATTATATTAGCCGGTGATGATGATCAAGCCATTTATGGCTGGGCCGGTGCAGATGTAGAAAGATTTCAGAGCGAACCTGCTAAAAACATAATTTTGCCACAATCTTACAGGGTACCACGACAGGTACAACATATCGCTGATCAAATACTTAGTCGTATACCCGATGACCGAAGAATTAAAAAACTATGGGCGCCGCGTCCGGAAACAGGGACCACGAATCACATAACCGCCATTGAAGATGCACCACTTCATGACGGTAACTGGCTAATACTTGCAAGAACAAATGACAAATTAATAAAACTAAAACCATTATTAAAAGATATGGCTATTTACTTTGAAATAAAAGAAAGAAAGAGCTATAAGACAAGATTGTATACAGCAATAAAACATTACACAAGATGGCAACAAGGAGATAAACTATCTCTGTCCGAAGTGAAAGATGTCTTAGAACAAACGGGACAAAACCCAGATCCATTTCCTACAGAAGAGAGAATGTATGATTTGACAGAGTTTGATTTTTATAAAGAGCATGACTGGTACGAAGTATTTACACAAGACTACGAAGAGTGTTTATACATCAGAGAGATGTTACGTTTAGGTGAGAAGTTAAGCGGACCTGCGAGAGTAAAATTATCTACAATACATGCAGCAAAAGGTGGTGAAGCAGACAATGTTTTATTAATTTTAGACAACACAAAAAAAATAAGAGACGCAATAGAAAGAAGTGATGACAAATACGATGAAGAGCAGAGAGTTTGGTACGTTGGTGTGACACGTACAAAACAAAATTTATACATACTAACAGCTAAACAGGAGGACAAAGGTTATGACATCGAAAGTTTGGAATAAACAGCACGGTGGGAGTCACTATCAAAAGTATAAAATTCAACCGAGCAGGTTTGTGGTTGAGAATGAATTGCTATATCCAGAAGGGTGTGCTATAAAATATATTATTAGACATCGTGATAAAGGAAAAAAGCAAGACTTGGATAAGGCAATACATTTTATAGAAATGATAATCGAAAGGGACTATGGAACCAAATAATCACATACCACATTACATGGGGCTATTTACGTGTTTATTAATTCTTTGTTATTTATTATGAAGATACCTACATTTAGCGCACAAACAGAATGGGTAATACCCACAGAATTTCCTGACCTTAGACAGGTTGATGAAATTGCAATTGACTTAGAAACAAAAGACCCGGACCTAATTAAAAAAGGATCTGGATCTATTATAGGTAATGGAGAAGTTATAGGAATTGCTGTAGCAACTGCGCATTACAAAGGATACTTTCCTATTGCTCACGAAGGTGGCGGCAACATGGATCGTAAAAAAGTTTTAGAATGGTTTCAAGATACTCTTAAAACCGACTCAACAAAAATATTTCACAATGCAATGTACGACGTATGTTGGATTAAAGCTATGGGTTTAACTATAAATGGTATGATTGTTGATACGATGATAGCTGCAGCCGTAACTGATGAAAATAGATTTAGATATGATCTTAATAGTTTGTCCTGGAAGTATTTAGGCTTTGGTAAAAACGAAGCAGCACTTGCAGAAGCAGCAGCCGAGTGGGGCATAGATCCTAAATCAGAAATGTACAAACTTCCTTCTTTAAATGTAGGTAGTTATGCTGAACGTGATGCAGAAGCAACATACGGTTTGTGGCAAGAAATGAAAAAAGAAATTATCTCACAAGACTTACAATCTATTATGGAATTAGAAACAGATTTATTTCCATGTCTAGTAGACATGAGATTTAAAGGAGTAAGAGTAGATGTAGAAGGAGCACATAATCTTAAAAAAGAATTAATTAACGAAGAGAATGCATTACTTAATGAGATAGAAAAAGAAACCAATGTAAGGCCACAAATATGGGCAGCAAGTAGTATTGCAGATGTATTTGAAAATTTAAAAATACCTTTTGAACGAACAGAAAAAACACAGGCACCATCTTTTACAAAAAATTTTTTACAAGAACACAAACACCCTGTTGTTAATATGATTGCAAAGGCAAGAGAAGTTAACAAAGCACACACAACTTTTATAGATTCTATTCTTAGATACGAACACAAAGGTAGAATACATGCAGAAATAAACCAATTAAGAAACGCAGGAGGTGGTACAGTTACTGGTAGATTCTCTTATCAGAACCCAAACCTTCAGCAAATTCCTGCAAGAAACAAGGATCTTGGACCTAAGATAAGGTCATTATTTATACCCGAGGAAGGCCATACATGGGGTTGTTTTGACTATTCTCAGCAAGAACCTAGGCTGGTAGTGCATTATGCTGCTCTATACAAATTGCCGTCTGTTTATGATGTTGTAGATGCGTATCAAAATGATTCTAATTCAGACTTTCACCAGACTGTTGCAGACATGGCAGAGATACCTAGGTCACAGGCTAAAACAATTAACCTTGGTTTATTTTATGGAATGGGTAAAGCTAAACTACAAGCTGAGCTTGGAGTATCTAAAGACAAAGCTGCAGAATTATTTAATACGTATCATGCTAAAGTACCATTCGTAAAACAACTGATGGAGAAAGCATCTAACAGAGCACAGGATCGTGGACAGATACGTACCCTGCTGGGCAGACTATGTAGATTTCATTTATGGGAACCGAATAGTTTTGGTATGCATAAAGCAATGTCACATGAAGATGCATTAGCTGAACATGGACCGGGGATCAAAAGAGCATACACATACAAAGCACTAAATAAATTAATACAAGGTAGCGCAGCTGACATGACAAAAAAATCTATGTTAGAGTTATACAAAGAAGGAATTGTAGCACACATACAAATACATGATGAGTTATGTCTATCAATAGAAAATGACGCACAGGCAAAAAAGATTGTTGAGATTATGGAGCAAGCTGTTAATCTAGAAGTTCCAAACAAGGTTGACTATGAACATGGTAAAAACTGGGGAGCAATAAATGATTAATGGCTTATCTTAATGCAAACATACCCATCATAGAATGTTACGTAAGAGGTAACTACCTAAGAGATCAAAAAGATTCACACGATAAATATTTTGAGTGTGGAGTATTTGGATTTAGTTCTATACCGAACAGAGTACCATTATTTCATTTTCTTATGGAAGACGGTGGTCTCTGGTGGCGAGCGCCTATCTCAGCTTTCTGTACAAAACCAGGTGTAAAAGAATTACCACTAGACGAATTAGTTATGTGGGACAGCTTTAGTTACAACGTAGGTGTTACAACTTTTTATGAATTAGCTGGTGCTACCATGCAGTACACATCGAGACGTAAAGTAAAACGTAAAGGCAAGTATTTATTTACAATTGATTGGTGCTCAGGAGATTTTAACGAATTAAATTTCGGTTATGCAGAGAAACCAGATCAACATAAATGCGGACATGTACTGCAATTAGAGGACGGAAACTTTGCAATACAGCCAAATAACAGGCTTAAAATGTTTGATGCATCAATGGGTGTTGACCCATCAAAAACCTTGATTAATAGATTAGTAACCAGTAAGATATATTCCGTTGAAAATTCAGCTAAATGGATAACCGACGAACATGAAGAAGGAAGTTATGACTATCAGCTGAGAAACTTGGAGGAAGACAATGATAAATAAATACAAAGATAAATTTATGGTATGGCAACTACACAACAGAACAGAAATTGTGTGTGCTGTAGCAGGATTTATATTAGGAGCTATAATATTTTAATTTATGCTCGGAGATTGTGCTTATGGATTACCGATTCACAGCAATACTAATAATATTGTTGACTTTACTGGCCTTTTGTGTGAAGCCGGCACAGCACACTCCATTGAAAATTGAGTTAAAAGATACTATAATTCCCCTACCAAAACCAAAAATAAATGATTGACAAGTTTTTATATAAAATATTTGGGGGACTAGATGTCTTCTGTGAGTGGCTGGCCAATAAAATGGCAGGCCCAAGATGTCAATGTAAAAAGAAAAAAGATCCTAAACGAACTTATAAAAAAGAAAAAGATCATGGTACGGACATAAGTTTTGAGAATGAGGTAAAGAATGGCAAATAAACCACTCAACATATCGGAGTCGGCGGCTGTACAGATGCCGATGAAGACGGTTGCTAGCCTGATTTTACTCGTCGCAGCCGGCGTGTTCGCATATACGGAGCTGACGGCTAGGCTGGTATCGCTGGAGACATCACGTGAGCTGTTTGAAAATGATTTGTTAAAAAGATCTGAACAAGTGCCCGTCGATCAGGAGCAAATATTTTTAATTGAGGATTTGTACAAGTCCGTTGAGAAAATGGAAAAGACTCAAGAGATGAACATGACAAACAAAGTTAATATAGAATTTTTAGCTGAACAATTAGATAAAGCATTAGCTGATATAGAAGAATTAAAAGATAAGGTAAGAGAAAATGGCAACGGGACGAGTCACTAAAAAAGTTTTAGACTACATAGCCGATATAAATAAACAGGCTAAACAAATGAGTTATGTAAAAGATTTAAAAAAAGAAGTAGAAACTGGAAAGCATGGTACACAAAAATATGTTATCAAGCAAGGTGAAAACAAAGGTAAGATAGTATGA